TGCTATAAAGAGTGTTAAAAATGGGAAAAGTGTAGTATTCTTTGTTAATCCATTTATAGTACATATTGGTAAAAAGGTGCATTACTCTTTATATGAACTATTTAGAGATAGTAAATATAAAGAAAGACGTATAAAAACGTTAAAAGGTGATAAAGATGACGTATAAAGATATGATTGAAACTGATTTAGTTAGTCCTAAAGCTTTGTATAGATATTACAAGTGTTATGAATATTTATATAATTTTTGGGAGGAAAACAGAAAGAAACACGCTGTATCTGATGACGAATTAAGAAGTAGAATACGATATATACTCAAAAACAAGATAAGACAAAGAGATGAAATCAGTACTATTTGTTGGATTTTAGGAGAAGAAGATGTCAGAGAAAAAGATAAATACTAAACTTACTAAGAAACAAATGATTACGTTAGAGTGTATTGATTGGTTTATCAAGGAACATGGGTATAGTCCTACTTATAGAGAGTTGGGAGAACTGCTTAATATAGATACTGCTTCCGCTTTTAAGAGAGTAACTAATTTAATCATTAAAGGTTATGTAAGTGAGACGGCTGGAAAGTTTAGAACTTTAAAGGTGGTTAAACATGATTAATGTAGCTGACTATATTTCTTTAATATTAGAGAAAAAAGGTTGGAATAGAACTCGTTTAATGAATGAACTTATTAAAATAGAGAGTAAAATAGGCGATAGGCGTAGTGATTTAAAGACTATTAAAGAATATTTAGAGGGAGTATTACCTTTTCGTCCTAAGATACTTGCTAAATGGGAGATTGCGTTAGGATTAAAAGAGGGTACTTTAATGAATATGGTAGCACCCCCTATAACTAAGGATGGAAAGGATGAGTTAAAAAGAACTTTAGAGACTTTAAGAAAGGTGAGGAGAGAGTTATGAGTAAAATGTTAGTAATAAGTCAAGAAGAAACTGATACTTGGTTTGTGGATGGTATTTCTATAGGACAGAGACATCCTAGAATCATTGTCGGAACTAAGATTAAAGAATTATTAAAGAAGGAAGGTACTTCTGAAGAGATATTTATACAAAATATGGGTACAAATTACTCTGATAGCATTAAAAGAGTGCTAGAAGATAAAGAAATACCTAAGGAAAAGTTATTTAATAAAATAGCTGATTATTTTAAAGTAGATAAAGACTATTTTTATGATAAGAACTTAAAGAATGTACTTATCAATGATAGACAAATGGTGATAGGAGAGTATGAGACTGAGGCTCGTGCTATGGAAGTTAAGAAAGAGTTAGATAGGTATATAATTGACTGTTATACTAAAAACGAACCTATAGTACTTCTTATGCCTAAGGAGTAAACTATGGAATTATGGATTAGAAGTCAAGATAAAACAAAAATCTTAAAAGTTGTTGCTATTACTGCAAAAGAAGGATTTATTAATGGTTTTAGTGCAAATAATGAATATTATAGTAACATAGGAGAATATCAAACAAAAGAAAGAGCATTAGAAATATTAGATGAAATACAAGATTTAATGAGATTTCAAAAATTTGAGCAACCTATTGGTGATGGTTGGATTAGTGTAGAAAATAATACTGTATTATATATGATGCCGAAGGAGTAGTTATGATAAAGATAGGGGATAAGATAGAGATAAAAAAGAAACCTAATACGTTAAATGAGACTTTCTTAGGTATTATTGAAGCACTTCGAAGTGATAGATTATCTGAGGAAGAGAAACTCGAATGGTGTGAGAGTGCTATAAACGTATTAGAAATGTGGTATAACCAAGAGGAATTAGTCTCTGTTGGGGTGGCGAAAAAGAAACTTATTCCTGTCTTACATAGTTTAGTTAGTAAAGGGAGCATATCAAATATGCCCTCTTTTTTTGAATACTATAAACGTGTTTACGCAATATGTGCTAGACGGGATTTCGAGTGTTTTGTTGATTATATGGAGTGGGATCAACCCAGAAAAGTGTTGGCTAATAGACGTGAAGTATTAAAACCTTATATAGATGCCTTACAAGAGTTAGCCTTTAATCCTAAACTCCATTATGTAATTGTTTGTTATCCACCTTCTTTAGGTAAATCTTATATAGCTACTTTATGGGAGGCATGGGCATTTGGAATGAGTATAGATAACTCTATTATTCGTATGTCGTACTCTGATGAGCTAGTATTAGGTTTCTCTCGTACGGTTAAGGGTTACATATGTAGCCCTAACTTTAGTGAGGTGTTTACTCAATATGCTATATATAATGGAAAACCTTTTGAAGTAGAGAGAGAATCGGACTGGAAGATAAAAAATGCTAATGTTCCTAAGTCAAACTTAATATCTCGTACTCGAAGTGGTTCTACTACGGGTGAGAGAGCAAATTTTGCTATTATCTTTGATGATATGACTAAAGGTGCTGAAGAAGCTAATAGTGATAGTATTCATAAAGGTATTTATGATAAATGGAATACGGAGTGGTGGAATAGACGTGATGGTGAGCGATGCAAGTTCTTATTTGTAGGTACTCAATGGACGCCTGAGGACATTTTAAATAGAATTATTGAAGATAGAAATAAAATAAACCTTTTACATGAAACTGATAACCCTTACATTATACGAAGTGATGACACTATCGTAATTCGTGTGCCTTTATTCGATAAAGATGGTGTAACTACTTGTAGTGAGGTGTATCCACAGGAAGTAGCTGAACAGATTAGAAATACTACTGATCCCTTTTTGTTTAGCTGTGTATATCAACAAGATCCTATTGCACCTACGGGTAGAGAAATGGCTTGGGAGAACTTAACTACTTATATAACTCCACCTGAAGATTTAGAACCTTACTGTATGGCGGTAATGGATACTAAAAGAAGGGGTAAAGATAACTTAAATATGTTCATTTGTAAACCCGATGGACATGGTAAACATTTCCTTTGGGATGCTATTTTTAGTAAAAAACCTATGGAAGAGTTATATGACGACATTGTAAACAAGATTATAGACAATAATATTACGACTTTAGTAATAGAAAATAACATAGATGTGTCTTTAAAACCTTTATTAGAGGGTAAATTAAGTGAGAAAAGTGTATATACTTGTAAAATCATAGAATTATACAACACTAAAAAGAAAGAAGAACGTATTAAGAACAATTTAGGTGGAATACAAAGAAATATTATCTTTATGGATAAATCTATTGTTAAACCTAATACTGATATAGGTAGGTTAATGGATAATATTACGAAATATTCTTTTGATTATCCTAACAAATTTGATGATGGTCCAGATGGAGTTGCTATGTATAACTCTGAAATCATAGTAGGAAGGAGTATTTTATCTAAACCTACTGCTATCCAAAGACTTTTTTAAGGGAAATAAGGAAAAAGTTGTTGTACTTTTATACTTATTAAGTTTTTGATTTCTACTATCTATGATAGTAGTTAGTTGAGCAGTCGTGTTTTCCCTTTACATGACGCTTAGTGCTACACGGGAGCATAACCGTATTTTATGATTATGTTCCCAATTTTGTTTTTTGGGGAACGGAATGTGGTGATAGTATGAATGAAAACAACGAAAATAATCAATCTACAGCAGCAAGACCTGTTGAAATTAGACAGAACGACCCTATGTTGGTTGCTCCCAATGAAATAAGGTTATTTGGTAGAAAAGTAATATACGCTGATTACTACCCAGAAGAAATGAACGAAAATACTATACAGAAAATATTAAATGATGTATTTACTATTCATATTCAAAATGCTAGTGAGATTGACTATTTAGAGAAGTATTATAGGGGATTTCAACCTATTATTGGTAAGAAAAAAGAAGTACGTCCTACTATTAATAACAAGGTAGTTGAAAATAATGCTTATTTCATAACTGAATTTAAGAAAAGTTATGTATTTGGTGAACCTATTCAATACGTTCAACGTGGTGATGTTGCTAACATGGAAGTATCTACTTTGAATAGTTATATGTTGGCTAAGGATAAGTTCCCAAAAGATACTGAATTAGCTGAAAGTATCTACGTTAGTGGTATAGGACATAGAATTGTACTACCTAGTAAGGGTGATGAAAGTCCATTTGAGATAGAGAACTTAGATAGTAAGAATACGTTTATCGTATATTCAAGTTATTTACCTCATGATAGACTATTCGCATTTACTTATACGGTAGGTGTTAAAGATTCTAACCTAAGAGGTAGTGTATATACTAAAAATGCTTATTACGAAGTAAGTAAGGATGCTTTAAGTACTGTATTTGAACTTAAAAACAAGAAAAATCATATATTAGGCGATATTCCTATATTTGAGTATTACTTAAATAAATCTCGTTTAGGAATTATAGAAGTAGTAATGGATTTGTTAAATCAAATCAATAGAATTACTTCTGATGAAATAGATGGACTAGAACAGTATATTCAAAGTATTTTAGTATTCGTAAACCAAGATATAGATAAAGAAGATTATGCTGACTTGTTAGATTTAGGTGCTGTAAAGATTGCTACTAGTGATCCATCTCGTCCTGCTGATTTGAAACTATTATCTAACAATATAGACCACGGCAATACTAAGATATTACACGATAGATTATTAAATACTGCATTACAGATAATCGGTATTCCAACAAATCAACAAAGAACGTCTGGTGGAGATACTGGACAGGCTAGAATGCTTTCAGAAGGTTGGACGATGGCTGATGAGAGAGCTAAACAAGACGAAATGCAGTTTAAGAGATGTTCTAAACCTGAGTTAGAGTTAGTATTAAGAATTTGTAATCTATCTCCTTGGAGTGATATTAATTCATTAACTTTAAAACAAGTAGAACAGAAATTTACTCGTAATAAGAGTGATAACTTCTTAGTTAAATCACAAGGATTAATGAACCAAATTAATAGTGGTATTTCACCTGATGTGGCTATGGCTACAAGTGGATTATATAGTGATACAAATGAGGCATTCAACAAGTCTATGAACTTCTATGGTGGACAAGATGAATGGATAAAACTATTTATATCAGGTGCTAATAAACAACTTAGAGAAAAGATGAAGGATGAAAACTCATCTTTAGATAGTGGTGATACATCTTCTCGTGAAGAAGAGAAACCAAATGGGGATAAATAATCCCCCCATATTGGGAATTAGACAAATTGGTAAAGTCACTAGGCTTTGAACCTAGAATTTGGAAGTTCGAGACTTTCATTCCCAGCCAAATTAACCAATTAATATTAATACATTTAATTAATTTTTCTTTTTCTTCCAATGCAACGCCCTTTGTGGTGTTGCTGAGTAGATAATAATTCCGTTTGAAATAGTACGTACCTGAGTCGGAGTCAATAGTAGACGATTATCTATTCAGTAATGCTACAAAAGCATTAAAAATCTGCTCATCATAGAGAGCATAAAGTCTATGGCACTCTAATAAGTTGAGACGTGGCAACTATAAAAACGTAAGAGTGGGAGGAAATAATGAAAGAAGCTATTGAGCAAGTGTTAAGTAATGAAACTTACACAACAAACGAAGAAAGAGTAGATGCTATCTCTAAGGAACTAGCAAAACTAGTTATTCCTAAAGATAAGTATAACGACCTTAGTACTCGTTTAAAAAACACAGAAAGTGAACTAGCAAGTAAAACTAGCGAGTTCGAAGATTTCAAAAAGTCTAAAATGACTGAAGATGAAAAGAAGGAAAGTGAACTAAAGGAGTTTGAAGAAGCCAAAAGGCAAAATGCTATTGAGAGAAGTAAACTTGGCGTACAAATGCTACTATTAAAAAATGGTATTGAAATTAAAGATGAAGATACTGAATTAAATGATACGTTAGCAAATATTGTAAGTGAAGATTACGACAAATCAATAAAATTAGCCACAAGTTTTATTAATATTATGAATAAGACTAAGGATCAAGCTGCTAAGGAGACGACTACTAAGTTGTTAAATGATACTCCAGCACCTATTGGTGGTTCGGATAGTTCTTCTTCATTAAGTAAGGTTGATATATTGAAAAAAGAATATGAGGAAGCCATTAAAAATGGAGACCAAATTCGTCAAACTGAGTTAATTACTCAAATATATCAAGAAGAACATAAAACAGGTATTTAAAACAAATAGCACTTTTCTAAAGGGAAAAAAATAATTAGAGAGGTGATTTAAAATGACAGGAACAGTACAATCATTCTTAGTTCCTAACTATTCAGGTTTACTTTATAACAAAGCAAATACTGATACACCATTCCTAAACTCAATTTCAGGAAGGGTAAAATACACAAACTCAGTAGAATTTGTTTGTGGACAATATTATACAAGTGAGGAAGGAGCTATTCCTAACATTAGTGAAACTGCTTCACTAACAGCTCCAGACGCAACTTATGTTACTAGAACTCAAATGAGTAACGTAACTCAAATTTTCCATGAGACTGTAGCTGTAAGTTATGCTAAACAATCTAACATGGCAACTTTAGGTGGAGTTAATATTGCAGGACAAGTTGAAAATCCTACAAATGAATTAGATTTCCAAACTGCATCTAAAATGAACAAAATCAAAAGAAGTATCGAAAAAACATTTATTCAAGGTACTTATAAAAAAGCTGCTGCTGATAATCAAGTAAATAAAACTCGTGGTATGTTAGCTGCTATTACTACTAACGTAGTTGCTGCTAGTGGTGCTGCACTTGATTTATGGTTAGTAAACGAAGTAGTAACTGATATTGCTAATGCTGGTGGAGATATTTCAAATCTTACTATGTTAGTAAACGGTGTAAACTTACTTCAATTACATGGTAATGCAGTAGAAATGGGTATGAAAGTAGGAGAACCTTACATGAGTGCTTATGGTATTCAAGTAAGAGACTTAGTATTACCTATTGGAACAGTATTACATTTCGGTATTGGACAATTCTTACCAGATGGAACTGCTCTAATCTATAACCCAACAGTATGTGGACCAGTTGAACAACCAGTTCCAGGAAAAGGTAACTTCTTTAGAGAAGAACTTGCTAAAGATGGTGCAAGTACAAAATATCAAATCTTTGGACAAATTGGTTTAGACCATGGACCAGAATGGTTCCACGGAAAGATTACTGGTTTAAGTACTTCATTCACTAAACCAGAAGGTATCAAAGTTAAGACTGTTAGTGCTTAGTTAATAACATATTCGAAAAGGGAGAAGTAAGATGGAAAAGAAAAAAATAGTATTATTACAACATTACTACAACGATATAGGTGGTGTTGAAACATTCCTATTAAATTTCTGTAAGAGATTTGGTGATGAATACGATATGGTCTTGGTTTGTCGAGACATAAGTTTAGAAAATGCTATCATGCTTAGTAAGTATGTTGACGTAACACAGGAACTTACTTCCCCTATAGAATGTGATACTTGCATAATAACAAGTGTCTTAGTTGATGATGAATATTTTCAACAAATTAAATATAAAGAGTTATATCAAATGATCCATTCTGACTGGACTGCTATGAGAAAGTTTTGGGATTGGCAATTTCGTGAACACGATAAGAATACCAAATACATAGCCGTTAGTGAGACTGCTAGAAAATCATTTATACGAGAATATAATCGTGATAGTGTGGTTATTCCTAATATACTTAATAAAGATAGAGTTCAATTAAAGCTCGTATCATTTACTAGGTTGACTGAGGAGAAGGGTTTTGAGAGAATGAAAAAACTCTGTGATTATTTCAAAAAGTACAATATTTCTTATGTTTGGGATGTATATGGTACTAATCCGTTAGGTTATGTAAGTTATGGGAACATGGTATTACATGAACCAATACGAGAAGGTCAAAGAATTATGGGTGGATATGATTATGTCGTTCAATTATCGGATACAGAAAGTTTCTGTTATACGATGTATGAAGCTTGGCAAAATCATGTTGCAACCTTATGTACTCCATTTCCTAATGCTAAAAACGATACTAAAGAGGGTGTAAATGGTTATCTACTACCTTTTGATATGAAACTTACTGAGAAAGATATTAGAAAAATAGCTAATCATATTCCTAGAAATGTTAATTACGAACAGGAAGGGGTGGATGATTTATGGAAAAAAATATTAAAGTAAGAGTAATAGTGCCTTACCAAGATATTGTAGAACAAAAATATTATCCAACACAGACTATTCGTTGGTTAGATTATCAACGTGCTAGGGAATTGAAACAAAAAGGAATAATAGCCATTATGGAGATAAGGAAGTGTAAATATGAGTAATGAAGAAATGCTAATCAAAATGAGAATTTCGATATTAGGTAATTCAGATGATACTGATTTAGATGATATTTTTTTAGAAAAACTTGATGATGCTAGAAGTATTGCTTTATACACTATGTATCCATTTGACTTTGATGCTGAACTACCTAATAACTGGAGAATGAAGTCTTGGTTAGTAAGGTGTGCTATTGAACTTTATAACAAGAAAGATAGTGAAAATGTACAGTCATATAGTGAAAATGGTATCTCTGTAAGTTATTTAAGTGGATTAATCTCTAAGACTTTATTAGATGAATTAATTCCTAAGGCTGGTGTTCCAAAATGATCCCAGTAAGAGCTAATCCAGATACTTGGAATAAGAAATTATATATTGCTAGTAAGACAGGAACAGATATAGATGACGAAGGTAATGAAATAAGTACTTA